AAAGGTAAGGACAGCAGGTTTTCAACCTGAAAATGTAGAGTTCAAGTCTCTCATGCGATACCAAACATGCTTGACAAACGCATCGACGGATGCTATTATACGTACATGGGGGTAGGGACTGCTAGAAGTGGTCACTTCATTTGCAATGAAGATAACAGCCGGGTTTGAATCTTCGGTATCTCCACCAAACAATGCGAGGTCTAATGGACTTAGCGACGGGCCTACGAAGCTTGTCCGGGCAGTTCGAATATGTCACTTCGCTCCATTACTCAGGGGTGAGTAGCTTGTATTCAGCAAGCGGGAGTTTAATTCTGAATTGGCAGAAGGAAATAGACTTCACAGAACAATGCCCGATTGGCCGAGTGACTAGGTATACGCCTGCAAAGCGTAATTAGACTTGTTAAGATCAAGTATTGGGTTCCAGTAGGTTGACAACTTACCGTTAATAGTTGTACGAACATGGAAGATTAACTAGACGAGGTCTAGCGCTGTTTGCTAAACAGTTGGTACGCGAAAGCGTATGGTAGGCAGGATATCAATCTTCCGCCAGAAGGTTTGCCAGTGGATTGCACCTAGAAACTGGACGATGAAACAGTGTTGGCACGTAAAGCCACCTTACAGATCATGGAGAGTAGCGTACAGGGTACAAAGCAGCCTTGAAAACTGTGCTAGTCTTGATCGGCTAATGGTTCGATTCCTTTATTCTCCGCCAAGCCCGATAGCGTGAAATTACCAAAGTCCGATTAAGGTTCGGTGGGTCGCTAGGCAGAAAACATTTTACTATAAGTTGGTAGTAGACTTGCTGCGCAGCGAGGAACTACGTGATGACACTAATGTGTATGACTTTCACACGGTGGGAACAGAAACCCGTGTCTCTTGTCGGTTAGCTCAGTTGGTAGAGCAGCAGCTTGATAAGCTGTTGGCCGCTGGTTCAAGTCCAGCATCGACAACCAAACAATTCCCGGTTAGCTCAATTGGTAGAGCAACACACTTTGACTGTGCAGGTTAGACGTTCGAATCGTTTACCGGGTGCCAATACAATGCATACTCATGACCCAAGGTGGCGAGTTCGGCTCCAAACCAGACTGTGCAAGGTTCGATTCCTTGAGTATGTGCCAAATACGCTGTTCAGCGAAAACAATCTAACTTCCTGAGTACTTTTATTCGGGTATCTCATGAAGTTATTAGACAGTACACCCTTTGGGCCTTTCGCCGTGGGAGAGTGGCTGTCGATGATGGAGAGGATATTCAGTAAGGGATATCGTGTGCAGGGCATCGGTTGGTAGCCACTGCATGAAAACTTATTGAGCCTCGTAATTCTGATGGATTACGGGGCTTTTTGCTATGCCAAGGGAGAATAAATGCAAAGAACAATTATGCCACAAGAGCAGTATGATACTGCTCTTGAGCTTGCAAGACAAGACCCTGCCACACGGACTTATATTGTAATACATCGTGATAGATGGCAGGAAATTAATATGCTGAAAGGTTTAACAGACGGAGATATGACCCGTGGAAACTGGCAAGTTAATCTTGAAAACGGAGCAATGATACAGCTTCTTGCCCCTGTCCAAAAAGATCAGTGGCACTATTGGGGAGGAATGCAGGTTACGACGCTATTCATGACAGAAGGTACGTATGAGTGCCAAGCACCATTAGAGACTCGTATGCGTTCTTCTAGGTTCAAGGGAAAGTTTAAAACATACAACCACGGAGGTTACGTGAGTTGGAGAGAAACGGAAAGATATGGCTAAGAAAAAGACTCCGCTAGGAGCAACATACGAAGACGAACAAGAGCAGGTTGTTCTAGGCCCATGCTCAGAAAAGCAGCGCATGGTATTAACAGATGTACAGACAGATATGCTATTGGTAGGAGGAGGAGCCGGGGGAGGTAAAACTTACCTAGCCCTTCTGAAAGCCCTTAAATACTGCCAAGACCCAGCGGCACGCGTTCTGATTGTCCGACTATCATACCCAGCTATTAAAGCGATTGGAGGGCTTGTAGACGAGTCCCAGCATATCTACAATCAGTTCGGCGCAGAGTGGAAGGTACAGCCGCTTGAATGGCACTTCCCTAATGGCGCACAAGTTAAGTTTGTAGCAATGCCAGCTAACCGAACAGAGGTACAAGGATGGCAAGCAACTAACATAATTATCGATGAAGGTGCAGAGTTCCAGTTAGAAGATATTATCGCTTTGAAAGAGCGCCTACGTGGTGCACGATATAAAGGAAAGCTGAATATCACAATAACCTGTAACCCGAACAGGAACAGTTGGCTGTATCCATTTGTAGAATACTGCCTTGATCCAGATACAGGTGTACCAAAGCCCGGAACAGAAGATATTACACGATTCTTTATTGTACGTGCAGGTAAGGTATTGTGGGGCAACTCGCAGGACGAGCTATTTGAGGAACACGGTTACGGACTAAACCGTGACCCTGAAAAGGGGCGTATTACTTTTATGCCGACTTCATTTAGGTTCATCCCAATGGATATCTATTCTAATCCCGTCCTACTTAAGAACAATCCTTCATACCTGTCAAACTTGCTCTCAGGTACGCGTGTATCGCAGCTACGATTCTTAGAAGGTTCGTGGACAGCAGTTCCAGAAGGAAGTAGCGTATTTAGCCGGGATTGGATTAAGATTGTAGAAGCCCCTCCTGTCAATCCCCAATCTAAAGTAAGGTCATGGGATTTAGCCCACTCCGTAAAGAGCGAACTATATCCCGACCCAGACTGGACAGCAGGTGTCTTAATGAGCCGAACACGGTCTGGTACGTACACAATTGAACACGTTGAACGTTTCAGAAAGCTGACTGACGGAGTTGTAAGTGAGATTATCGATACAGCCACTCATTACGACGGACTCGATACACTCGTTACTATACCACGAGATAACGGAGGAGGTAAAGCAGCTTCTATGTTCTTTATGAGGGAGTTCGCAGAATCTGGAATGAATGTACGCGGAGTAAAGATTTCAGGACACAGTAGCAAGATGGCTAGGTTCCTTCCTTTCTGTACACTCGCTGAAGGCGGATGCGTGGAGATGGTAAGAGGAGACTGGAACGAAGCTTTCTTGACAGAGCTTGAGTATTTCTCTGGAAGTAAGACAGAAAAGAATGACCAAGTAGACGCCTGTGCCGACGCATTCAATACGTTAGCGAAACAGACAAGCATCCCTACGTTCTCCCTTCCGACGTTCGCAGAGGCTACACCAGTCCCTAGATTATAAATATTTATAGAAATACTAAAATATTTCTTGACAAACACTTGACAAAGTAGGTAATATGGTATATACTCGCTCATATAATAAACAGAAGGAGCTTAACGCCTATGGCTGATACAGCAACGCCCGGCGGCGACAAAGCACTTACGGCTGGAAACGAAGTACCTATTCCACGTATTACGCTAGGAGATGTTGGATTCTCCGCAGTTAAGGTACGGAACGGACATATTTACGAAGAGGCAAATAGGGCATTTGCATATCCTGCGATGCTTAAAGTTGTTTCAGAGATGAAATATTCTCCTCCTGTCTCGATTGCATTATCTGCAATCAATATCCTGATGAATCGTGCTGACGTTTACGTAGAGCCAGTTGTAGGAGAGACAGGCGTTGACAAAAAAAGAAGAGAGTTCCTCTATTCTGTCCTAAATGATATGGACAGTTCTTTTCAGACGACAATGCAAGGCATTTCAACATATAAAGAATACGGCCATGCCGTAGTCGAGATTGTAATGCGACGTAGACTCCTTAAAAACGGAAGCAACTATAACGACGGCCTTATAGGTTTGGCGGGACTTAAAAATCGACCACAAAACACTTTAGCTAGGTGGAACTTTAGCGAAGACGGCCGGAAGTTAGAAAGTGTCTCTCAGACGATAGTAAATCTTGAAAACTCAGCAAGATACGCAAAGCTAACAGACGAAAACGGATTGATTACGATTCCACGTGAAAAGTTTCTCCTGTTCCGTGCTGATGCGACAAGCGACAATCCAGAAGGAAATTCAATACTTAAACCGGCGTATCTAGCTTATAAGCAGTTATCGCTGATAAGCGATCATATGATGGTCGGTGTATCTAAAGATGTAGCTGGTATCCCTTTCGCTCAGTTACCTCCTCAGTATATGGCTCAAGATGCAAGTCCAGAAGATCAAGCTGTCTATGCAGCGATGAAAAAAATAGTGGACAGCATGGCAAATGGTACGCAGACTGCCGTAATCATGCCTAAGATCATTGATCCAGAAACAAAGCAAGATATCTTTGGATTCTCCATGATTGAGCCTAAGACTGGTAAAGCTTTTGACCTTCCTGCAATCATTAAGATGTTACAAAATAACATACTTAGTGTGCTAAGCTGTGATTCTATCACAATGGGTGCGGATAAGGGCGGTTCGTTGTCACTACAGGATTCTGGCACAAATATGCTTGCATTGCAAGTAGCTTATCGTCTGTCTGAAGTAGCTAATACGATGAATCAAGAACTAGTTCCTCTGCTGTGGAAGATGAATGGATGGAGTACAGAAAATCTACCTAAGATTAGGTTCAAAGACGTTAGCCAAGTTAGTCTAGAAGAGTTTTCTAAATATCTACAGCGTGTTATGTCTGTCGGTGGACTAGAGATGG